AATGAAAACGAATATTTATATAATGTTGAATATTGGTTGAATGGCGAAATTCGGTCCGTGTGGCTATGTGAAGACGAAATAGAGTTATAATGGCGTCTGCGGATAAAATTGATATAACTATTAATCTTGACAAGGTGGCAATCGAATATCTTGAGGTTATAAACGATATTCAGCAAATATTAGAATTTATACCCGAATGGAACCAGTTTGAATGTAGGCCGATTGTCAGTAAAATAGAAGAAAAAATAGTCAATTGGCTTAAAGAAAAGTGAAAAATGCCCCCGATAACGACTGACGAATACCGCGAGTTTGCCCGGAAAATGGCGCCCCTATACAGGGCGCTATCCTTCGAAATAAGAAAGAATGTCGAAAGGGGTATGTCTTCGGCGGCCGCGGTAAATGCTGCAGCTGCGACGGTGGCTTTTAAATCCCGCTTTACTGACCAGGTTTTCATAAATATCTTTAATTCCCTAGAACGTGCAATGCGGACCCCTGGCGCCATAGCGAAACCCATTGCTATGCGTACATGGTGGCTAAATAAGAAATGGCCGGGGGAAAAATTAACCCTGGCAGACTCAATAAATAACCTGGTTCGAATGGACGAAATCAAAGAATCTATCCGTATCGGCATGAAGGCCCAAAAGACCTGGACAGAAATATCTAAAAGCCTTACAGATAAACAGCTGCAATCGGGGAACATTGCCGGCCATATTAAAAACCTGGAAAATTCCGCCCGGCGCGTAATGGCAGGGGATCCCGAAGCCCTGGCAGCTTATCGAAAAGCTGTTCGAAAATCAAAGCGTGAAATTGAGCGACTGGCGAAGGCCGGCGCCCCCTCGAAACGACTTAAAAAAGCCTATCAAAACATAATTGTGCAGACAGAAAAGCGGTCTATTTCAGGGCTAAACAAAGCCCTTGATCGGGCAATTGTCGCGAAAATGCAATCCAATAGCGACAGAATCGCCCGTACAGAGATAGCGCGCGGGTATATCGGGGGTACATACGAAGACGTTATCGACGACGAAGACGCGATCGGAATGTGTTACCACCTTTCCCCGCGGCACCCGGAAGTCGATATCTGCGATTTCCATACGGGGGCAGACCTTTATAATCTTGGTCCGGGCTGTTATCCCCTTAATAATCTTCCTGAATATCCATTTCACCCGAATTGTCTTTGTACTGCGACAAAGCTATATCGGGGGGACGTTAAGCCCTTCGATAACGATAAGGCGAAGGCATTTTTAAATAAACAGCCGGCGAAAAACAAAAAGCTTTTATTGGGTGCAGCCGGCGCGAAAAACTTTAGCAAACACCCGAATACCTGGAAAAAGAATTTAAAGCACTTCCAGGGATACCAAACAATCGGACAATTGCGCGGCCGGGTACCTACCAAAGCAATAATATCTAAATAATCACCCCCGAAAAACAGTCGCAAAACTGCTCTAGAGTCGCAAAACTAAAAAAAGGTTGCACCTTTGCGACAAATAATTTATAATAGGGTTATAAACGTGGGCTGTATGTTCTTTCACATTTAACGTGGAGTTAATCGAATGCCAAAAACCTTGGAAGACGTGAAGAAGGTTCTAGAAGGACTTGAAAACGACGGAAAAGAACTATACGAAGCCGTTACCAACGCGATCCTACAAGAGAGGAACCATGGTAAAGGTAGAGTAGAAACGGCGGAAGCAAATTTAAAAGTCGTGACCGACTCGCTGAAAAAATTGGGTTATAGCGGTGAGCCTGGAAAAATCGACGATTTCGTCAAGGGGATTTCTGATAAAGTGAGTAAAGCCGACGAAGCTTTTAAGAACCTGGGAACAACGGAACAGGAAATCGCAACACTTAAAGGATTGGTCGAACAGCAAAACTCAAAGATCGAAACGCTTACAAATGAAAGCAAGAGTTTCGAAACCGGGTTTAAAGCTGCGAAGCTTAAAAGCGGACTTATGAAGATCCTAGACGGAAAGATGTACAGCGCCGAACTTCATGCCGACCATTTAATCGATAGGGGGCTGGCAGTTCTTGGAAAAGACAACGAAACAGTGCAGATAAAAAAAGGTGACGCGCTGGTATCTTTAGACGTTGGAATCCAGGAATATATGGAAAGCCATAAGGACGCCGTTATAAACAACCAAAGCGGCGGCGCCGGCGGTGGACCTACTGACAACCCCGGAATTGATGGAAATAAGGTAAAGTCACGCGCTGATTACGATAATATGTCCCCGCAAGAAAGATCTGACCATATAAAAGACGGGGGAACTTTTAAAGACCAGTAACAGGAGCGTAACAAATGGCAAACACCCTTACAGACCTTGTACCCGATATGATCGAAGGAATGGAAGTCGTTTCCAGAGAGCTTGTCGGATTTATCCCCCGCGTAATGCGTAGCGCCTCAGAGGAACGGGCCGCAAAGGGCCAAACAGTAAGAAACCCCGTCGCGCCTAAACAGACAACCGGCACAATCACACCGGCAGCTACACCCCCAGCGCTTACCGATAACGTATACACAAACCGCACAATTTCAATGGATACCCTGAAAGATACGGGTTTTCATTATACCGGCGAAGAAGAAAAAGGCTTGAAGCTTTCCGGCGCTTATTCTTCACTGTTCGCGCAGAATTTCGCCCAGTCTTTCCGCGTTATCACAAATGAGATCGAAGCGGCAATCGCAGCGCTTTATTATAACGCTTGCCGGGCTTACGGTACGGCCGGGACTACTCCCTTCGCCTCCGATCTTTCAGATCTTGCCAAAATTAAAAAAATGATGGACGACAACGGCGCGCCGATGGGCGACCGACACCTGGTTATGGATACAACCGCCGGTCTTAATGTTCGTTCACTCACCCAGCTTTCCAACGTTAATCAGTCCGGATCAAGCGACCTGTTGCGTGACGGCGACCTGGGAAGGATTTTCGGATTTAACCTTGCAGAATCGGACGCGGTTAAAACCCATACCGTAGGTACTTCGACCGGGCAGGACTGTACAGCAATAGAGCCGGTCGGCGAAACCACAATAACCTATGACGGCGGGGACGGCGGTACAATTCTTGTCGGCGACACTGTTTCTTTTGCCGGTGCGACCGACGACCCGGACGGCAACGCTTCGAAGTATCTTGTAAATACTGCGGTAACTGCAGCCTCCGGAAGTATCGTAATTAACGCCCCCGGTGTTCTTACCGCTACTGGTGTAGGGCTGGGGAACCCGGAACACATGGTTCTATTGATGGGTTAATTTTTAAATTTGGGGTGCGGCTTCCTGGGTAAAGTGGTCCTTTGAAGCCGGCGCCCCGTTTTTCCACCTTTAAAAAAGGGATTGTAAACGTGGGTAAAAAATTGATTACACTTAAAAAAAATTATGTTTCTCCTGAAATGGCCGCAGCGTTCGGCGAAATAAAAGTCCCCGAAAACGAAGTGGATAATTACATTAAAAAGAGAAACTATATAGTCGTAGGCGAAGAAGAAATCGCCGAAGACCCCGAAGCCGTTGAACCCGAAACCGCTAAAGATACCGAAGAAGTTGCCGGCCCCGTCCCTGTAGAGGACGAAGAAGAAGTCCCCGGACCCGAACCCGAAGCCGCCCCGAAAAAGGGAAAAGGCAAAGGAAAGGGCAGGGGAGCCGGTAAAAGTAAATAGTGAAATTAACGGTAAACGCTTCCGGGGTGCTGGGCGCCTTTAAGCGGTCGCCTGGCGTATTCGAAAGGGAAATCCGGATCGCTGTAAAAGAGTGGTTAACGGAAGTCCAGGTCGAAGCGCGCCAGGTGCATAAATTTGTAACGCGAAGCGGCGGTCTAGAAAGATCAGTACAGGTTGATTATTCCCCCAAAATTTCTGGAAGTAAGGTTTATCTTGAATTAGGTATCGCCAGATACGGGCCTTACATACACGAAGGCTTTAAAAGCTGGAAGGCCGATCGCTTTTTAACAGAAGCGGCGGAAAGAAAAAAACCGGAATTAACCGAAAAAATATCCGAAGCAATAGGCAGGGCAATAAGAAAGGTAGGGCTTTAAATGGCTACATATATTGACGCCGATGATATCACTGATCTAATGATGAAGGAAACGGGCTTTTCTAGCCGCCTTACTGCAAAGCTTACCAAATCAGACGACGCAGTCGAAGACCTGGCAAACCGTAAAGGGGTCGCGATTGCTTCGGTACCTACGGACGATGATACGCCGTATTTAGTAAAAGAATGGTGTATCGCCTGGGTAGGTATGGAAATGTGCTTCGATGCAATGGGAAAAAACAATATTCCGCTTCCGGAACAAGAAAAATATTTAGTCAAATATAACAAGTACAGGGAAAGAGTAAAGGACCTTGACGCGCAAATCACCCCGGCAATATTGTACGGGAATGAAGACGCCGGGGTCGCAGATCGCGCTACGCGTATGTGCGGTATATTATTAAGGAATTAAACCAAAGGGGCTTTTTATGAAAAACGTTTTAAGCTTTATTTTCCTTATGTTGATTGTCGCCGTTTGTTTCGGGCAGTCGCAAAAATGGGCGGTCCGTACGCCGATCGAGTCGGCGAACTTTGCCGCATTGCAGGAAGATTATTCGACATTTAAAGCGCACGAAGGGAAAAAATACTTTTCGTGCGATACGATTACCCTGGGTGCTGCCGATAGTTCGCAGTACTTTTTCGAAACGCCAGCAGCCGATACGCTTATCCATGGTATGTTTTATTACAGCATGTCGAAGGAAGGG